CTTTTATTACGCTTTTTATAATTTTTATTGTACCATGTTATATATGCTTTTAATAAAGGCGTATTATCGTATTTGCCTTTACCTTTAGTAATGCCAGTGTCTGTAATTACTGGCATTTTTAATTTGTAAAATTTCCAATGTCTGCGTAAGCCTTCTTCGGTAACTACTGTTTCATTATGACTTAAAGCCATTGCTCTATTTCTAAAAGTAGAAATACCGCGTCCCTTTTTATCATTCGGATTTACAGTATCTTGTATCATCAATGAAGATGTTACACCTAACATTGCTTTTGCCTTAGATACATCTGCAGGAACAGTTAAACTATTTTGTAAACCATCTGTCCAAGAGGCAAGAGTTTCGGTAGTACTATTCATGTTTTGTAAAGCAGCTCTAGCTTTCATTACTGTACTAAACTCTGATATACTCATGTAAAATCCGCCACATATTGGTCTAGTACACGCTTAATTGGAGCCGGTAGGTTAGTTGAACTAACATAATTAATTTGTGTAGTATTAGGATTTAAGTCTCGGCTACTGTGTACTGAGCCATTGTTGCGTGAATAGTACTCAACTAAATCTAAGAACGCTAGTTTTAGGTCACCGGGTATTGTATCATAACCTGCAAAATAACTTACTTTATATCCGTTAATTGCTTTGGGAAATACACTGTGTGCTATACTTACAATTGAATCACCTTGAATTACCCAGTCTGTATACTTTACTAAGTTTGTATATGTTTTGCCATAGTCTTCGCTATAGGCTACTGATGCAATAGTTACAATGGGTGTTTCTTTTAATTGTAGCGTTTTAAAGCCGCCATCAAAATATTCTATTTTAATCTCGCTTACGTGATCTACAAAAGTGCGACGACAATATGATTTTACTAAGTCACTGACTTTAGGTATTAAGAAATCAATTTCTGTGTCTGAATTTATGCTGGTAATTCCCATGTAAGTTTTGTATTCAGCTTTTGTTGCTAAGTCTGTTGCCATAAATACCTCACTTGTTTTATAAAGGCACATTATACCTTTATAAAACAAGACCCCGAAGGGTCTTGTTAACAATTACACTAGCAAATCAGGTTGCTGTGTAAGTGTGTGCTGTAACAGCGTTACCTAAGTTAGTGGTAACACGTGTCATACCGGTACGGAGGCTAGCCACCATAACGCGACGTTGTGTTTCAACTAATTCTTGGGTATCAATGCGGAGACCGCGCTGGTTACCAACGATAAAGTTGCCTGGGTTTACGCAGACAGCTCCAACTTTTCCAGTTGCTCCAGTTTCGAACTCTGCAGATACCAACACAGGGCTTCCACCGATTTGACCGATTTGACCGGTTAACAGTGTAGCTTGTGTGCCAACTTGATTCATTGTTTGGAAAGTTGTATCATCCAGCAAGTTGTAATATGTCTCGGTATTAACAAAATATACTACTTCAGCAGGATCAAGACCCCAAGCACCTAAACCTTGACGCAAAACGCGTAGTTTAGAAACGTTTATACCCTTAGCAAAGGTGTTAGCAAGCTCACCGGCAGCACCAACAGCAGTAGTGTTACTAGCCCAAGTTGCTAATCCTTTAACAGGAGTAGTTGCATCACCAGCACCGCGTAAGAAAGCGCGATCAACAGTACGAGCAACACGACGAATCATACCGTCACGAATCATTGGCATCAAAGCGATCAAAGAATCTTCTTCTTCTTCGTAAGCTGTATACTCGTTTGTAGCAACTTTATAAGCATTTAAAGTGATTTCTTTGAGGGTGTGTGTTCCAGCATCGCCGTTAGCACCGCTACGAGCAGCACCAGCGCTGGCTGCAGCTCCAAAGTCACTATTAGAGATCCAAGTTGCTAAACCTGCTTCTGGATTGACTGGAATAGTCATAACGTTGGTTTGCATAGCAATGTTGCGGAAAATAGGAGCAACAACTAAACGACGACGAACTTCATTTTCCATGTTCAATGAAACTTCTGTTTCCCATGTGGCTGAAGGCACGTGAGCACCGTATTTTTGCACCATGTCACGACCAAATTTTGTGCCGTCTAATGACTTACCAGCCATCTTAGACAACATAACTGCCTTTTCTTTGTCAGCATAAGACATGCCGTCTTTGCTGTCTTGGAAAGACATTTTTGATTTTGTGATTGCTTCGATTTCGGAAGCTTTTTCTTTTAAAGCAGCCTCTAAACCAGCGATAACTGATTTGCTGGAATCTTCAGCAGCAGCTAAACGTTTCTCAACTTCGGCCATCAAGCGCTCAGCGCCAGTGTCACCTGTGGAGATAGAAGCAACAGCGGCTTTAACGCGTGCATCTAATTCGGCTTCTGATTTATCAGCAGCGGCTTTATCAGCCAATTGTTTTGCCTGTGTATCGGCGATGGCTTTAGCAGTGAGCTCAGCCGCTTTGTTAGCTGCATCAGCCAACATTTGTTCTAATTGTTTAGGATCCATTTCCCATTCCTTTTTAATTTCGCCGCTTGCTTCCGTTGAGGATTCTAGCCCTTTAGCTGAATCGCTTTCGGGTGCAAACTGCTGTTTGAAAGATTTAAATTCTTCGGCTGTATCAAACGCCTTAGAAAGACTAAATAGTGTATTTTGATTCGCTGGTACTGACACTACTGAGATTTCGTGCAGTTCTAGCTCTTTTACCACAAACAACTCTTTGGCTGCATCATATTCCGCATCTACGATTCGGAAACCAATACTAAATGCCGTTAAGATGCCATCTTTTACAAGATCAAACACTTCGCCAGCAGCTGAAGAAATTCTGGCTTTAACCCACAATCCCTTACTGTCAACTCTGTGATCTACCATCCTACCAACTGGCTCGCTATGGTCATGATATGCCAAAATTACTGGATTTTTCAAATAATTTTGTATACCCTTTTTCCATACACTTGCTGGGACAATGTCGCCTTGTCTATCAACGTCATCAGTACTTGCGTACCCTTCGATTGTTATACTAGTTGTCTTTTCGTCGGTGGTATCGCTCTTGATAAATGAACTGTTTAAAAACAGTACTTTACTTTTATCTACCATATTACCCCTTTATTGCTGATTATCTGTGGGCCTACCACCTATCGACGGATCAGCAGCCGAACCCGCAATATTGGCGGGTATTCTTATTTCGTCATTGCCTGTAATAGGCTCATAACGTAATTCTTTTCTTGCTTCATTAGCTGTAATGATGCCTGCGTTGACTAATGTCGAGTGGTAGGCAGCAATATCTTTTAATTCTGGTTGTAGTGCTGACACTGATGAAGTAATAGCTTCAATGTCATATCCATAGTATCGTTCTAGTGAAGATGTAAACTTACGAACAACTGGCATTACTGTTTCTAAATAAAATAATCGTAAGTTAGGAGAAATGTTAGCATTATTCCCACCAGCTAATAAAATAGGAGGGATGCCGATACATTGCATAATAAATTCGTTGTGCGTTTTAATAGACTGATCAAAGTCCATATCTTTAAAGTTTTGATTTGATACTTGTGCGGGCTTCAATCCCGAATCCAGGATAACTGGACGCTTGCCGCCTTGTTTAGTTGAATATTTCTGTAACCAGTATTGAATTGTTTTTTCTTTTGCAATCTGTGAAAGTGTATTTTCTGACGTTAAAACTAAGCCAAATACAGCTCCGTTTTCAAAGAAGTTTTCTTGGAAATCTTTCATTGCGTATAAGGTAGCAATGCTTCGTTGTGCTGCTTCTAAACGCGAAGCGCCTCGGTATATGCTCTGTGAATTTAAATCACGGAAGTGAAAAACTTCCGACTCTTTAAAGTCAACCATTCCGTTGTAACGATAACCACGGATAAATGTTTTTACATCTGTTAGAATTTCTGTGGAAGCTGCTGGTAGATGATACATAAATACACCATCAAAGTGTACAAACACATTACCTTCTAAGATCAAATCTGTGAATAAAGCTTGACGAAATTCTTGAGTACTTTGATAAGGGTTAGGTCGGAAGTTCAGCAGTGTGTTTAGCGACTTTTGACGAATTCCGGTAACAACGCCTTCTGTTATCTTATCTTTTACGTCGTAATCTAGTGAGGCAGCTGCATTAACAAGCATACTCACTGAACGATTAACGGCTTCTAGTTTCTGAAAGCTTTGACGATATGTTATCTTGCTCTCTGAACCAATTTGCGTACCTGCTTCTTGAGCAATACGCGTTTGTGCTGGATTGAGTTTTTCAACAATCCAATCTGTAAATTTTGACATAGTTTTCCCTTAAGTAAACTCTGAGAAAAAACTACCAAAGCTCTTTTTAGGCACAACTGTTCCACCGCTAGAATACTTTGCACGCTGTGTCTCAATCCAATGAGCCTGTTTCGGTTCTGAACCAGGTCGAGGAGCTTTACCGTAAACCCCGTGCAATGCTACATGATGACGATTACAAAGGGTGTAAACTTGCTCATATAACTCTACTCGGTGCGTATCAATAAACTCATCTCTTACAGCTACAATGCCTTCATCTGTTGAAATGTCATACCCTTTAGCTTGAGACCATTTATCTAGGAGTATAGTAACTGAATGTAGGTGATGCAGCTCTAGGTCTGTGGTATCTCCACAAACGCAACACTGCGTTTTCTTCTCATAGGCTGCTTTAGCCCTGTCGCGAACCCACTTTACAGGGATTCGCTTATTTGTGTTTTTTGCCATTATTTCAAAGTACTCCACAATTACCTAGTATTATAGCAGAACAGCAACAAAAAGTCAATGCACAAATTTTTTGTGGCATTAAACAGTATAGGTATACAGTGCATACCTGACGGCATCAGCCATGTGACTGTAATCATCATGCATTGGTCGTTCACGTTGTAACCCCTCACGTTGATCCCAGCGATACTGGTCAAACATGGCTCGCACGTTAGTGCAATGTGGGGCAACTTTTAATCGACCTTGTTGTAGTAAGGTCTGAACATACGCAATGCCTGGTAAGACATCTTTTTTAGCTTTGGTAGTTGAAATGTTGTAAAGGTAAGCAAGGTCACCAGCAAACTGTGCAGCTGCCGAGTCAATAAAAGTTACTTCAACTCCATGCTTCTCATTCATTGCGGTAAATTCCGCAGCGTGTTCGGCTGTGGTCTTTTCCGACTTTAGGTACTCATCGACAATATAAAAGCAATCGCGGTTCCAATCGTAAACGATAGCGCAATAAGCAGTAGCGTCTCGGTAACCAGGGTCGCATCCAGCAAACGCTTCACCTTTAATATCTTCTGGAATTTCAACAACATCTGTGTCCTGTAGTGTATAAATCTGACCCTCAAATACGGAAAATGAGGCCAAGTATTCTTGTTCGAACTCTGCTTTTGACATTGAGCGACGTGCTTCAGCAACATCAGACTCAGCCATGCGAGTATTTTCTGTGTAATCTGCTTGCAGCGAGATCCACTCGGGGAAATTAGGGTCAAAGCCACGATTCCAAAACTGCGAAAACCAATTGTTACGACCACGAGGTGTTGAAATAAAAATGGCTTTGGCTTGGGGTTTGTCCAGGGTAGGTCGTAGGGCAACATTAAAAGCTGCTTCGCCGCCCTCACCTAGTGCAGCTTCATCAAATATAATTAAGTCATATGATCGACCAACAGTTGAATCAACGGTACTAAGAGAGCCCATACGAATAGTACTTCCATTGGACAATTCAATGATTTTATCTTTGAGGTTATCGCGCGCAACTTCGAGGTCAAAGTGTTTGATAAGTTTACGTTGGAGTTCAAATGATATGGAGCTTAGGTTATAGTTAGGTGAAATGATTAGCACGTTGCTGCCAGGTACTAGGGTAACTAGTTGCCCAATGATGTTGGCAATATAAGTTTTGCCTAGTCGACGCGCGAGTGCAGCACAAATAAAACGGTACTTGGGATCGTTGACTGCGTTGATTAGTGCAACCTGTGGGCGGTTGATTGTATCGTATACATCTAGCAGCTTTAGGTAATTTGTTATGGGTAGCTTAATAAACCGCTGTTGAGGATCAAACTCTTGTATAACATCGACATTGATATCTGGTCGTGAGACTGTAAGCATTAATACTTTCCTGATGCAAGTACAATCTTGCAAATGTGTTCTAGGCGTTCTATGTGTTCGTAAGCACGCCAAGGGCTAGTGTCTACGGCAATTACACCATGTCTGTCCATTCCTACTATGTTGTAGGTAATATCTCCGCTATCCTTATTGTACCCTAGTGCGTCAATGCAAGAATCTGCTAGTTCTTGGGATATAGGAGGTAGCATTGGTACATTAGGTGCTACACTGGTATATCTACTAAGTTCTGGGAATTCTTTTAGTAACTCAGGTAGTTGAATGCCAGCATACATTGCTGCTACAGTATACGTTGGATGAAAGTGTAAAATTACTCTAACTTCAGTATTAATCTTCTGCTGAAGTCCAAAGTGCATTGGCAATTCGCCACTAGGCTTTAAGTTGTGGCTAATGTCTGTGTACATTAAGGGGGTTGCGTATAATCCATACCCAGTAGATCTAATGCCCATCTTTTTAAACTGATCTGGTTGTAAGGTTTGTTTACGAACACCTGTAGGTGTAACATAGAAGTGATCTCGATCTTGATGACGTATTGAGGCATTACCATCACGCGATGTAATCCAATTACGTTTATAAGCATCTGTCATTACTTCACATATTGTTTCTAGCATTATTATACCTTAGGTCCATTAAATATTTGAGTGCTGTCTGTACCTGTACCTAGTACGCAAGCTATTTTATCATTAAACTGGATTATTGTCCAGGTTTTGGTTTGTTGGTTAACAAACACGCTGTACTTTGATACTTCAGCACCAGGCTCTATACCTAACCACAAAGGAGTTTCTTTATAATCACTACTTGTCAATCCTTGTAGTAGCGTTTTAGTTTCTGTACAAGTTACAGGCTTTTGTATAACTATAGACTGTGCTACCGCAACGCTTGATATAAAAAGTATTAATCCTAGTAAATATTTCATTGCGGGGTATCTTTTATTAATATAAAACCTAAACGATCTCCACACTCACTAGCGTAGAATTCGTCTTGCCATACGGGTACAATAGTTTGGGCAGTATGGTTTGCAAAGTCGTCGTTGTAACGGAAGTGTACTTCTATTACCTTGTCGCCAATAACCTCAACATTAAACCAAGGATACTTGTCTGCTACTACTTGCAGTATTGGCGTTAGTTCAAAAGTGTCTTGAACACGATTCCAGTGTGAAAATCTGTCTAGGCGATGTGGATTGTTTTTAAATCCTTCAACTGCTAGTGTTTGCTTGCCGTAGTTGTAGTCAAAACTTAGGTGTCTGCCTGTAAACACCTCACACCAAAAATACCCGTCAGGAATTGAGTCGCGGTCCAAGTATTCTACAGTAGCACCTACGCCCATCATTTTTAGGTTTGTTATTGGGCGTACTATGTATTTACCTGGTTTAGGGGCTATTCCTGCTGGGCCGCAGTAGTATCCTAGTCGTTTAGCTAAAATTAGTTTATCGGCACACCAAAGGTCTTCGGGATTGATTTTGTCGTATACATCCGCGTCTCCAATTTGTGGTAGCATTTTAACTCCAGTACTTGCTTGAGTCTAGGTTATCCCAATAAGCTTTGTTGTTGCGATTCCAGAAATTCTTGATTAAGTACTTTGACATACCAAAATAACCCATTTTGCGAAACCTACGTGAGTCTTGTCCAAAGTAGTGATTGACTAAACGGAACTTGTTAACACTGTATTTTCTCGAAAGAAAGTAGTCTTCGCTAGTAGCAAACTGTTCAGGGAATCCGCCTAGTTCTTGAAACTTGTCACGGCGCGTTAACATAAATGCACCTACTGCAAATGGTGAAAAGTATTTTAGTATGTTGTTTATTACATTAAATATTGCGAAACCAAGCTGTGCGCGTCGATCACTATCATAACACTTAACATTTAATCCAACTAAGTCTAATTTTTCGGCTTCTAGTGCATTGACTGCATCTTGGATAACTGTGGGTTTAAAGAAACGCACATCTGCGTCAATAAATAAAATATAAGGAGTTGTTGCTAATTGAGCTCCACGGTTCTTTGCTAATGAAACGGGTCCACCTTCAATAACTTCAATGTTAAGCCGTGGTCGATATAAGTCTATTACGCTACGAGTTTTGTCTGTAGAGCAATCAGCAATAATAATCTTAGTAAATCCGACTTCTTGAGTTATTAGGTTATCTAGTAAGTGGGCTATATAGTTTTCCTCATTTTTCGAGGGTACTACTATTGTTATCTTCTCGCTTAGGTTCATCACTACTCCTTGTCCATGTTACGATTTCCCAACGTCCATCGTGATGTTCTACAAGTGCAGTACATGACTCCACCCAGTCTCCGTCATTCATGTACATCACACCATCAATTTCTTTAATTTCTGCATGATGTATATGTCCACATATTACTCCGTCATATCCTCGTTTTTTACAGTAACCAGCTAGATTCTGCTCAAACTTAAACATAAAGTCTACGGCTTTTTTGACTTTGTGCTTAAGGAACTTGCTAAGGCTAAAGTACCCAAAACCCAAACGACGACGTATCCAATTATATTTAGAGTTGAGTGATAAAACGAAGTCATACGCTTTGTCTCCTAAAAATGCTATCCAAGGCGCTAAACGAGTAATCCCGTCAAATAAGTCACCGTGTGTTACTAAGTAGTGTTTACCATCAGCACCTATGTGCCCGATCTGATTATGTATTTCAACTAGTCCGAAACTAAAGCCGTATGGTATCATAGGTCTTAAAAACTCATCATGATTACCTGCAATGTAAACAACTCGTGTACCTCGTTTAGCATGACCTAGTACACGTCTAACTACTGAAGTATGAGATTGTTTCCAACGCCAATTATTTTGTTGGATTCGCCAAGCGTCAATGATATCACCAACTAAATAAAGTGTTTCACACGTGTTGTGTTTTAAAAAGTTGTTGAGTCGGTCTGCTTGTGAGTCACGAGTGCCTAAGTGTACATCGCTAATAAATATTGAGCGATATGTGGTAGGCAGCATTAAACACCTTCGCCAGTAATTAAACGCTGCACTAGCTGTGAGTACTTTGATCCATCTAGTGCGTCATTGATTTGTACGTTGACTTGTTTTTGTGGGCCAACGGCTTGTTGCGCTTTGGCTAGCTGTATTTCTCGGTCTAGCAAGTCCATTGACATTTTGTGTGACATTTGTAGCAATTCAGCAATATCTTTGGTTGACCCAGTTTGTGATTCTTCCAACTCCGAAAACTTTTGTTTGATTAGTGCATCCATAGCACGTCGCATAAGAAAACGGTTGTTGTAACCTGAGTCAAAGAATACTGAATCAATATATGATTTTACTTCACGTTTAGCTAATAGGCTAGTTACCACTTCAGGGTCAAGATCTAGTTCTTGAGCGACAGCACGGGCGTCGTTAAGCTGGAGGTAGGCATTTGCTACTTCCAGTGCTTCCGGGCTAATACGTACGGTTTCGGCAGGTAGATGTGTTGTCATAGAATTGTCCTTTTGTGTTGATTATACCAGTTTAGGCAGATTTAGGCAAGCGTAGATTTTGGCACCTTAGGGTGTTTGCAAATTTTCCTTAAATAGGCCGTGTCGGGGGGCCGCGTAGCGTATAGGGTTTCCTAGTCTAATAACCGCCCCTAGTCAATAGGGGTATGTCCCTATGTTGTATTTATGCACTATAGGGTTTACCCTATTGACAAATCCTAAAGACCTGATATAATAGAGACATAGATTAAAAGGAAATTGATATGTGGATTATTAGAGAAATTGGAAAACAAAATGGTTACATTGTTAGATCAGAAAAAATGATACCTATTGTTTTAGAAATTGCTAAAAAAGATGGTATACAATTAGAGGTTCTTGAGACTTGCGTTATCCCTCTAAACGATACAATGGAACAATAAGAGAAACAAAAGTTTACATAGGGAAAACACCTAGAAAATAGTTTAAAAAACTATTGACAAACGCAAAAATCCTGATATAATAGAGACATAGATTAAAGAAAGATACATATGATTTACAATAAACAATTAAACCTAAACTTAGATGACTTACCTTTTGAAGGTAGCTATACAGTTATCAACCCTGAATTCAAAGATGAGTTCGGTAATACTGTTTTACACATTGCTAAACACTTAGCAAAGTTAGGATTGAAAGAGGTTGTTAATCATGCTTGAGTACACTGATATGAATTACACTAATAGAATTTACTATACTATCAAAGATAGTATACCTTTACAATATCGTCCTTATGCTAAGATTAAGGCAACTGCCGATAATTGGTATATGGTATCTTATGGAGTAATATCATCATACTATCACATGAGTAACGATGGAAAGATTCTAGAGATTCAATACGATTAATTGAATACTAGGGTTTGCAAAAAGATTTGAATACTCAGGTACTCATTTTTTGCCCCGCGCACTTAGGCGCGTGTAGTACTTTGGTATTCAAATATTTTGAATACCAAGGTTTATAGCGCCTATTATACCACACCACTGTTGGGTTGTCAATAGGTGTAAACACCTATGTTGTATTTTAGCGAATGAGAACTTTTGTTTTCAATAATAATTTGACAAATGCTTGCATCTTCTATATAATAGAGGGTAAGAAAAGAGAAAAAGAAACAAAAGGTTACATAGGGAAAACACCTAGAAAATAGTTGAAAAAACTGTTGACAAACCCCAAAAACCTGCTATAATAGAGACATAGATTAAAGAAAGATTGAAAATGATTTACACTAAACAACTTGACCTAAACTTAGGTGACCTACCCTTTGAAGGTAGCTATACAGTTATCAACCCTGAATTCAAAGATGAATTCGGTAATACTGTTTTACACGTTGCTAAATACTTAGCAAAATTAGGATTGAAAGAGGTTCTTAACCATGAGTAAATTTTTAAAAGAGTTGTTGCAAGCAACATTGTTTGTTGCAATAACCTTTCTTCCATTGTGGATATGGCTTGCAATGATGAAGCCTTTGTGATATAATTTAATTTTTAAGGAAAACATAACATGACTACGAAAACAGTAAACTACACACCCGATCAAACAGAAAAAATGATCGTTCAATACCAAGACGGAATGACTGTTGAAGCCATTGCCGATTCACTAGGCAAAACTGTTCGTTCAGTTGTTGCTAAACTCTCACGAGAAAAAGTTTATGTAGCTAAAGTCTACAAAACAAAATCAGGTGAGACACCGATTAAAAAAGATGTTCATGCCGATTTTATCGGTGAGGCATTGGGTTTGACAGAATCTGACACAGAATCACTCACTAAGGCAAACAAAATTGCTTTGATGAAAATTGCCGATTTCATTAGGACTGAAAAGACCATGTAAATTGTAGGGGCTTTTGCCCCTACTGTTGACAACATTTAAAAACACTATATAATAAGACACACTATGACACAATACATTAAAATGCAAGACTTCTTAAACGAAGCCATCGTTAATAAAATTCCATTCACCTACTGCACAATTGTAGAGGGTAAGATGCAAGCCATTATGGTATTCAATCCTACAATGAGGTTAGACTATGAGTAACATGGAAATTTTTTATACTTGTTTAGCCGTACTTGTTTTTGTATGGGTTAAGATTGCACTATTACTTTGGCTAGACAAATGATAAAATCGGATAAGTTAAGATTGTTTCAATTATTACTTCAAGATGAATTTAATCTAAAGCATAGGATTAACTTTGCAAAAAATAAGGTTTTGCGTTTTGATGGTGACCCATGCATGGGAATGTATGAAGGAACAAAATTTTCAGAAAAAAAGATAAACCACAAAATCAGGCTTTCAACTAGTGAAATAAAATCAGACAGAGATTTGTTTTGTACACTTGCACATGAGTATGTTCATGCATGGCAAGTTGAGCATGACCTAGACTTAGGGCATGATGACAAATCAGGTTTCACCCAATGGAGAGAATATTTTAATGATAATTACAAGGTTGACATTGTTTCTTTTTGAATACCAAGGTTTGCAGAAGAAATTGAATACGCAGGTACTCATTTTTGCCCCGCTGCGCGGGCGCCACGGCGAAGTGAGTACTAACTTACAAAGCATAGTTGGCGCCGATTATAGCACACCTCCGCCGCTTTGTCAATAGGTGTAAACACCTATGTTGTATTTTAGCGAATGAGAACTTTTGTTTTCAGAAAAGATTTGACAAACACAAAAAACCTGATATAATAGAGCTATGAACAGAAAAGAACAAGGTCAAACCCGATAGTTTTTAACTATTGAGGTGATAGTTAAAATCAATCACCAAAGCCTTGACAAATTCAAAAAACCTCTGTATAATTAGACTATAAATTAAAGGATTAAATAAAATGGCTAAAATTAAAAAAGTTTCTATATATGACATGGATGGAACAATCGTTTGTTCTTTACATCGTTACAAAACCATTATAGATAATACTGGTGAAAGAATTGATTTAAACTATTGGAGAGAGAATCAAGATTTGGCATTAAATGATTCATTATTGCCATTAGCCGAACAATATAAAAAGGATTTAAAAGATGAATCGTGTTATGTCATTATTGCTACTGCCCGTG